CATTTATTGGATTCAATACTATCAAACAAAATAAAAAGTTTACCTTGGTAGACTTTGAGTTGATTAAAGTTGACCTGCTGAATGCTTTTAATATACACCAGGGCGAAGTGGTCGGTCTTCCTGGGTACGGAACCGTAATTTGGAATTATCTGTTTGAGAATCAAACACAAGAAACACAGCAGTTAATCTATAACGAAATACAGCGAGTATGTGCTGGCGATCCCAGGGTTTTTATCAGTGGCATACAGATGTTCCCACAACAAAATGGACTGTTAGTCCAGGTGGGATTAGCGGTGGTACCCAGCACCAATGCACAGCGATTGAGCATCTTTTTTGATCAACAACAACGTTCGGCCACCTACGTTTAACTGCCCAGTTTATTAATAAACTAAATATTACAACACTGGAATAACTATGGCCACGACAAACACAACATCGGGATCAACCACAACAGCAACAACCACAAGACAGACCGCGATATTTGGTGTGGAAGATTGGAAACGCATTTTTCAAACCTACAGTGAAGCCGATTTCCAAAGCTACGATTTTGAAACTCTACGCAAAACTTTTGTAGATTATCTGCGCCAGTATTACCCAGAAACATTCAATGACTATATTGAAAGCAGCGAATTTATTGCTCTGCTGGATGTCATGGCCTTTATGGGCCAAAGTCTAGCATTTCGTGGCGATTTAAACGCTAGAGAAAACTATCTAAGCACAGCCGAACGCCGAGACAGCGTGGTTAATTTGGCCCAATTGGTCAGTTACACGCCGTTACGCAATACCGAAGCCAACGGATTCCTTAAAGTATTTTCTATTTCAACTACAGAAAATCTTACTGACTACAATGGCATCAACCTGGCCAATTTGACAATAAACTGGGCCGATCCAACCAATTTAGACTGGCAAGAACAGTTTATCACCATCTTAAATGCCAGCCTGATTAATGCACAGCAGTTTGGTCAACCCGGCAATGACCAAGTAATACAAGGAGTTGATACTCAAGAATACACTATAAATTTGGTTCCTGGATATATTCCGGTGATTCCATTTACGGCCACAGTCGACACAGTAAACATGCCGTTTGAAGTGGTTAATTCAACCTCGGCCGGTCAAACTTATGTGTATGAACCACCGCCAGTACCCAATGGACAATTTAATATACTGTTTAAAAATGATCAACAGGGTTATGCCAGTGCAAATACCGGATTCTTTTTTTATTTCAAACAAGGCATCCTGCAAAATCAAGATTTTAATTTAGCAGAAAGCATTACCAACCGAGCAGTTGCCATCAACATTGAAGGCGTCAATAATACCGATGTTTGGTTATATCAGTTGAGCAACACAGGAAATATTTCTAGTTTTTGGAAGTCGGTACAGAGTGTATACGCAGCAGCAGTTGAACAATTAGCGCCTGGCACTAGGGATATCTACAGCATTACCAGCAGAACCAACGACCAGATTACCTTAAATTTTGGTGACGGCATATTCAGTACTATTCCGGTAGGCACCTTCCGAACCTATGTGCGTGCCAGCAACGGCCTAACTTATACTATTAATCCAGTTGAAATGCAAAGCATTAGCGTTCCAATCAGCTATGTGAGTCGCACTGGACAGATTGAAACAGTTACATTTACCTGTGGGCTCACCGAAAATGTGACCAATGCGCAGGCTCGTGAAACCATTGCAGAAATCAAACAACGTGCTCCGGCCCAGTACTACACACAAAATCGTATGGTCAACGGTGAAGACTATTCAAATTTTCCATTCACACAATACAACAGTGTTCTCAAAAGCACAGCCTTAAATCGTGCCAGTATCGGTACTAGTCGTTATCTTGATCTAGTAGACGGCACTGGAAAATACTCAAGCACCAACATATTTGCTGACGACGGAGCCTTATGGTACCAAGATACTTTGCCGGTGTTTCGTTTTAGTTGGTTAACTACTACAGATATTTCAAATGCAGTGGCCAATCAAATCACGCCGTTAATTTCAAAAGCTGGTGTTGAGCAATTTTATTATGCCAACTTTCCTAGACCCGATCTATCAGTTTTGAATTATACTTGGCACAACAGCACTTTAACTACCAACGAAGCCACGGGTTATTTTCAAAATGCTCTAGGCAATCCAATTCCCGTTGGTGCTTATGCCAGCAACAATGCAAAATATATTACTGAAGGAAGCCTGGTAAAATTTGCTGCTCCAGCTGGATATTATTTTGCCGACGACAACAATTTAGTAGCCGGAGTACCCACTCAACCCGGCGAAAAATTGTTCCTTTGGGCCAGTCCTACTGCTATCTATGTTGACGGAACAGCACAGGGCTACGGAAATTTACCAAGTGGTATTGGCCCAGTAGTACTCAACACTTATATGCCAACCGGTGCTATACCAGTACAGGTTATTCCTGTGTTTATTACTGATTTACCCACTACAGTACAGCAAAGTATTTTTAATCAAATTTATTTGAATCAAAATTTTGGGATTGGCTATAACAATTTAACCAACACGTGGTACGTGATCACCTCCACAAATTTAGCCACAGATGCGCCATTTAGCCTGGCAAATGCACAAAATACTTCAGGTCAAGGGTTGGATGCATCCTGGATGATACAGTGTACATATAATGGATCCAATTACACCGTGGTTGCAAGATCGCTAAATTATTATTTTGGCAGTGTGTTAGATACAAGATTTTTCTTTTACACAGCAGATCCGATCTACGACAGTCGTACCGGCACAGTTATTAGAGATTTTGTAAATGTGTTAAGCATCAACTCTGCTCCTAATTCAACCAGTTCCTTGCCCGGCGACAACGTGTTGGATATTATTAATCAACCAGTATTGAGTGACGGGCTTGTGGATGATTTTCAAGTAGAGATAAGTTTTTCTAAGATCAATGGGTTGACCCCAATTGATCCAGATTTCTTCCATTCTATCACAGGTGCCTGGCCGGGCTTGTACAATACGCAGTTCAATTCTACACCCTTGCCATACGTATTTTTCCAAGCTACTGTAGATTTTGACAACCTAGAGAGATATCTGCTGATTAACAACGGAATTATTGACCCAAACTATCCTTCTTTATCTGCGATCCAGGCAGTACAAACACAATACGCAGTCGGGCAGGTGTTTTATGCTTACCAAGAAAATATATTTTATCGGTTGGGCATTGATTCGTTAGGCAATCCAACTCTAACTGTTGACACATCATACCTAGCAACTCCTGGCCGCCAAACGTTGAAATTTCAATACAGACACAACAGCCCCCTGACCAGCCGAATTGATCCCGGATCTACAAATATCATTGATTTATATGTGGTCACTAACGATTATTATACTGCTTATCAAAACTGGTTGTTGGATACCACAGGTACAGTACAAAAACCCATGCAACCTACCATTGATGAATTGACCACAGCCTACGCAGGTTTGCAAAATTATCAAATGATTTCAGATAATGTGATCCTTAACAGTGTAGATTTTCAACCTTTGTTCGGTCAAAAAGCTGATCCAGCACTACAGGCGGTAATCAAGATCATTGCATCCGGCCAGTCTACAGCCAGTGCCAGTACTATCAAGAGTCTGGTAGTGGCCAACATGAACGCTTATTTTAACTTGGCCGCTTGGAATTTTGGCGATACTTTTTATTTTAGTGAGTTGGCAGCCTACATACACAAGAACATAGGTGACATAGTCGGTTCAGTGGTGTTAGTCCCGCTGAACCCACAAAAGAGTTTTGGTGATCTCTACGAAATAAGGTCAGCACCTAATCAAATTTTCTGCAACGGTGCCACGGTCAATGACATACAAGTGATAACGGCCTTGACCAGCGCCAACTTACAAACAGCTCCGGGTAGTGGAGTAATTTAATGTCAATTCCAAGCTCACAAATTAGTACTGTTGATTTTTTACCTAGTATCTTTCAAACTCCGGTCAACCGGCAGTTTCTAGCCGCCACCCTGGATCAACTAGTTCAAGAACCCCAGTTTCAACAAACACAGGGATTTATTGGTCAACGGGTTGGGCCCGGGGTCAATGCCAACGATCCTTATGTAATTGAACCTACTGCTGTTAGAACTGATTATCAACTGGAGCCTGGAGTAGTACAAGTCGATCCTGCTGATTCGCACAAGGTAGTAGACACAATCACCTATCCTGGTATTACTGATGCTCTAAATGTACAAGGTGCGTTTAC